GATGAAAATAAAATCAGAACCTTTCTTGCTGGCGCAGTCGATGGTACAGTACATGGAAATCGATTGTTCGCAGATATGAATGAGAAAATGAATGCCTCTCATCTAAAAAGTTCCTCAGGTGTTGGAATGTCCCCTTACAAAGGTAACTGGGACCGACTATACAGGAAACTTAATATTTTTAGAAAAGGTTACGCTTTAGACGAATCGGAATATGACTCATCTCTCAGAGCCTACTTGATGTGGGGTTGTGCGCTCCTTCGTTGGAAGATGTTGCGCCCTGAAGATCAAACTCAGGAAAACATGCAGAGACTAAAGACTTATTATAGAAATTTAGTAAATTCACTAGTTGTTACAGCCGAAGGGGTTTTAGTATTTAAATTAACAGGGAATCCGTCAGGATCCGTTAATACTATTAATGATAACACACTTATATTATACACACTCCTTGCTTATGCCTGGATTAGATTGTGCGGTGAAAATCCGAATTATAGTGAATTTGAAAACAATACCTCCAAAGTTTTAGTTGGAGATGATAATACCTGGACTGTATCTGATTGGGCACACGATTTCTTTAATGGAAGAAACGTGATTAATGAGTGGACTCAAATAGGAGTAACCACCACCACAGATTCTCTCGACCCGAGACCAGCATGTGAACTTGATTTCTTGTCAGCTCACACTATTTTCTATATGGATCAAGCCGTTCCAGTTTATGACCGTACAAAGCTAATGACATCATTGTTATATGCTCCTACAGTACATCATACTCCTGCAGTTACTTTGACACGTACTGCTGCGCTCCTAACTGTTGGTTGGACAGACACTCAGTTTAGGAAATTTGCTAGAGAACTAATTGAATGGTTACTCTATAAATATGATAATGTCTGCGCGGAAGACGCAGAATGGATACAAGCTAAATCAGGCATTTTATCAGATGCACGCTTGTCACAACTCTTCTTAGGAAGAACAGTTATGTATGCCCAAAGCATACAATATTCAGAAGTACAAGAAAGATCAAAACCGCTGAATAAAACAAGTATGTCACAAATGATACTTGTTAAGAAAAGCCAACCTAAACGTGGGGGAGGCGCGAAAGCTACACGTAAGACTAGAGCTCGAAGAGCTCAAGCACAACAAGTCAAAGTTGTGCTACCAAAGACTCAAGTCTTTGGAAATCGTCCTCGGCGCAGGAATGGTACCCGACAAGGTCGGAGAAATGGGGGAGGACGCGATTACACTGGACAAGGTGGATCGAGAGGAAAGAGAGGAGGACTCTCTAGAACCCACATCTTAGAAGAAGATGAATATATCGGTGAAGTAACAGTAGCCGGTCAACCAAATTTCAATGTTGAAGTTTACCCAGTAAACATTGGACAAGCTAAAACGTTTCCTTGGGGTTCCATAATTGCAAAGAATTATGAGAAATACCAATTTGATTACTTAGAGTTTTATTATAAGAAAGAAGTGTCACAATTTGCAACAGATGGACAAGTTGGAAAAGTAATCATGTCGTTTGATAGTGATGCCTCAGATGGAGCCCCAACGACAAAGCAAGCAATGGAAGATCAAGAACCACATTGTGATTGCATGCCTTCGGAAAACATGAGATTAAGAATTCCACCGAAGATGATGAAAGGAAACATGGTAGATGCGCACTACATCCGCCCAGCTGGAGTTCCCGGATCAGCTGATATTAAGACCTATGATGTTGGAAATTTTCAAATAGCAACACAAGGCATACTTCATAATGTAGCAATTGGAGAACTACATGTGAGATATAAATGCAGATTGTCAATTCCAATTTTGGGATCAACGGCACTTAGTGCACCAACTAACAATTCAGTAGCAAGTTTTGTTAGTTCAGCTTCTGAAGCTTTAACTTCTGGAGCCGATCGCATTACCCTCTTAGCAAATTCTTTAACAAATGGAATAGGAGCAGTCAACACAAATGGAAGCATTGTTCTGCCAGTGGGTAATTATTTAGTAGATGCCAATTTTCAAGAAACAGTAACTACAAATATGACATCAATGACTGTTTATCTAAGAAAGAATGGTGTTGTTATTCAAACCAATACTTTTGTCATTGGAGCTGCTGCTGTTTGCACTGCAAACACGCTAACTGCTGATCCAATCTTTTATCAATCAAATGGAAGTGATATATTGGATCTCTATGTGAATTCAACTTTCACAGGAACTGGGGGAGTTATTGGCTCACTCAGAATCGTAGCAATCTAGTTTACTAGATTGAAATTAACCGTTGATCTTCCCGGGGTGAATAGGGAGTGTGTGTACTTTTGTATGCCAATTTTGTGGTCCGCGAATACTGGACCTAAAACGTGTATGTTCCCTGATCCAATATGAGGAGAAGGCAGTAGGTGACGTAGAAATCACTGAACAATTTGCAAACTTTATGTAAATATATGTAAATAGACAAATAAACAAATTATAAGACCTGAGATTGGGCATATTTGTAGGGATTAATTTCCGTGGTTAAACTCCACCGGTGGGTACTCGTGCTGAAACAACGAGTAGAACTTCTGGTTATGGAACGCATAACATGACTTTTGCCTCACATTTCAATACGAAGAGGAGCTGATATCTAGTAGAAATACTTGAGACTATTGGGAGTAGTATAAACTCAGCCGTCACGGATAGCAACGTAGCAATATTGCAGAAATGAAATAAAATTTCGGGC